CAGAAGAAATTGTGGTATAATCACCAAGAGAATCCTTGTCCTGTAAAGAAGATAATGAGTTTATGGTAAATTTATATGTGCTTTTTGTTATATTATATCGGTAATTATTTGATCCACTTATAGATCCTGATGGTAAAGAATTTGATGCAACATAAGCATAATCATTGCTATCAGTGTATAAATTTTGTATATCCGATGTTAATGTATTATTGCCATTCTCAATTGAGACTCCAGAACTATTTGCAGTATTAATGATTCTTCTTAAATCATATTTTATGGAACTTTGTGTATCTGAAAAAGACCCATCAATACTTACATTATTTGAACTATTAATAGATTGAATATAAGGATTGTCAGAATCACTTTGTATTGCCCTAGTACCACGATCTACCAGTTCAACTCTATCTCCAACTTTTAAACTGGATCGATCAATCTCACTACCTAAAGTATAATTTGAATCTGTAGATACTACTTCATAACTAGACGCCGTATTATAAATCCAAGAGTTTGCAAATATTTCCGTATAATTTTTTGTTGCAGGATTTTTTATAAGATTTCCAAGATTTTTTACTTTTATTAAATCACCTTCAGATGCTTTTATAGAATTTGATTTTACTAAATCTGATAATACCCCAACAAATCTCAATTCAACCCTTTTAGTTGTATCACCATTTTCATATCCATAATAAATGTCATTGTTTCTTACTATTTCATTTTTTGATATTGCCTCAGTTATTCCAGAACAACCAAAAAATTGATTTATACTTTTACTTGTATATTCTATTGTATTATTTCCAGAATATAAAGTTCCACTCTGAGGAAATCCTATTGTAGAATCTACAGTAATTATAGATGATTCTGATGGCGATGATAACGTAGTTTTTGTGCTTGGTGTAATTACAAAATTTCCCTCTACAGCAGAAAAATCATTATAACCTACAAAAAGTGTTAGTTTGAAATATGTTTTGCCATTTCTCGTAAATGGTTCTATAGAAGATATAGAAGCACTAGTAGTTTCATCTGTTACCTTTTTTATGGTTTGTCCAACCAAATTAGAAGTGGTAATTCCAGATATTCCTTCTGCAATGACAACTTCTCTGTTAAGGTATTCTGAGTGTGATGGTTTTAATAAAAATTGTTCTAGATTTACAACGGATGGTGTTTCATTATAAAGGGCATTGAACAATATTCTAAACGACTCGTTTGTTCCTTTAGTTTGATAAAAAGATTTTAATTCTTTTAAAAACGTTCCTACGTCTAAACTAGAAGTAAAATTAGTATCTTGTAATTCATGTGCAATAGTAAATTTTAATTTATTGTAAAATTCTTTTAAAAACAAAGAACTAAGATTTTTTACTTTAGATCCTGAAGTATGAGATTCACTCTTAGTTTCTGTAAATATTAATTCTTCTTGATTTAAATCTTGGTGATATCCAGTTATACCAGAAAAACCTCTGATACATCCCGTAAAGGAATTTGCAGTGATGTCGGTATATGTAATTATTTCATCATCAATTTGGAAAAGACCATAATGTGGTGGAAACCCCTTTGTAGATTCTACCTGAATAGTATTTTCTGTAGATGAAATATTAGCAGAAAGAGTCGTCTCTCCAACAATTACTTCGGGAGTTAGGTTATCTAACTTGAGATATTGGTCTAAATTTTCTGCAATATCAATTGGACCACCTTGATATTCTTGTGATATGTAATATTGTTTTAAAAACTCAGATGCATTTGGATTTTCATCCAATATAAAACTCGGAAGTTGACTCTCAACAATTTGTTGAACCTTAACTCTAGATTCAAATCCAGTCTGTATCATATTAGTTTCTTGTTAGTTTCCCGTTTGAATAACTTGATGTATAATATTCTCTTGTAAAGAGATTTCCAGTTATTTCATCGCCAGAAGCGATTACGTCCCTTAGCATATTTATTTGACTTTTTGAAATATCAAATACCAAATACAAGTCCTTTAATCCAATAACATCATTAGATTCCGGAACAGCCTGCACTTCAATTACACCATTAGGTTTTGATGTTGAAATAATATTTACTGTTTTTAATATAATCTCACCTTTAATATAATCCACTGTTCCAGCATCTTTAATGACAACAACACGATTTCCATTAGAATCAATTTTAAAAATTGAAATCGTGCCCTTTGTTGAGGTAATATCAGCTGGTCTGGAAAGAAATACGTTACTAGCTTCTACTGCGTTTGTTACGTTAATTTTACCAGCAGTAATATTTGGGGTATCTGCAAGATACACATCGGAAGATTCTCCAGAAATTTTAAATGCTGTTGATTTAATATTTCCACCTTTTGGATCAACATGGAATCTGTTACCAAAGCAAAGTTCATATTGAGCAAACGTATTTAGAGATGCCTTTAAGTCTCTTCTGATTCTTACTTTAGTAATGTTGGATGTAATTGATTTATCTGTATTGTCAATAGTTTGGAGAACTTTACTATATTTAAATCTTCCACCAAATTTATTCAAATCTGTAGAAGTAGAATATTTTGTAAGAGTATTGATTACGTTAGTCTTCAGGTTATCTGAACTTGAGACCTGAGAACTGTTATAATAGACTGCCGAATCTATTTCTACATAAAGTATTTTCAAGTCAATAATCTTTTGATTAATTCCAGACATTGTATATTGTTTTAAATCACTTAAAATTCTTGACTTATCAAAATCTGATACAAAAGTTCCATTTTTTGGTTTTATACTTAAAATAACATTCCCGTATTCTGGTGGATCAAGCTCTTCACCACCAATAACAGAAACAGATTCTGTATTTGGATATATTTGTTTAACAATTGCCTCATAATCTCTAGAAGTTACCGCTCTATTTTGTGCAGAATAACTTCTTGGAGAATAATATTTGATCGAATCTATGGTTTCTATATCTCCACCATTTGATGAGGATTGATCAGTCGTTATTGTAATAGTTCCCGTATTGATAGGATCTTCATTAGATTTTTCAATTCTTCCTGAGAAGGTGAATGATCTTGCACCGTTTCCATCCTTCCCATCAGTAATAATGTAATTTGCAGTTATAATCGTACCATCATTACCATCACCTAATTTTTTACCAAATATCCCATCACCAAAAATAAGTTCATATTTTTCATCTTGAACTTCCTGGATCAAATAGATTCTAGAATTAGAATCTATATTTAATATATTGTTTACTAAATTATATTCAATTCCTGTTGTTTCATTTGTTTTACTTACATAAACTTTGAGGGTGTTTGTGTCGATAAATGAATTGTTGAGAATAAATCTCTGGTCCAATGATCCATCATAGACAAACGATTTTGTCAAAAATGTTCCTTGAAAAACTTCAATATTACTAAATGTTGCTGTTCCATCAATAACGTTCGCTGTTATATCCTCAGAAATTGAAAAAGTATAAGTGGTGTCATTTACCTCTCCAACACACACTAAACCTTTTTTTAGGGTAGCAGTCAAACTATCGGTTATACCGCCGACAGAGAAGGATATAGATGCCTTTGAAGCAGTTCTAGAGCGAGGAACATATCCAATATTTCTTGCTAGTGATACTACGTTTTCACGAAGAGTTGCAGAATCTAAAAACGATTCATTTACAATCATATTACTGTTGAATGCAGTAATATAGGTGTTATATGCCAGTGTATCAATTAAGACAGAGAAATTTGATCCCTCAAAATCAAAGTCGCTAAATGTTGAATTAGCGCGAAGATAATCTTTGATTGAAGTCTTTATCTGATCAAAATCTAGATTCGTGAATTTTGTAAAGGGCATCTTATCTTGCTGCCTCTAATAGGAACGTATACTCTTGTGTTGGAAACTCTTGCCCAATGATATCAAAAATAACAGTCACATTAAATGTATTTTCATCTGGTTGAGGGTCTACTTCAACAACTACATTATCAACCCTTGGTTCAAAGTTTTCTATTGCAACTAAAATCTGACTTTGAATAACCGATGCAGTACCAAAATCCACAAATTCAAATAAACTATCTCTCACATCAGATCCCAATAATGAATTAAAAAATCTTTCTGTGGGGATAGTTTCAACAATATTTCTTACGGATCTACGAATCGCATTCTCATTTTTTAACACTTGGAGATCCTTTGTTACAGGATGAGGAACAAAGGATAAACTGATGTCTTTAAATGATCTGGATATCCTTTGTTCTGCCATTGGTATAGAGTTTTCTTGATTTTATTTATATTTACTCATGCCACCTTTCAACAAAATCATCAAATCCATGAGATCCACCACATGGACGCTCTAAACGATCGTCTGGAATTGGGTAGAGTTCTTCATTCTGAGCAATTTTTTTCTGTTTTGATGCTTTTCTAAGATATTTCTCACTTTCTACTTCTGTAATAAGGGTCATTCCCTGTTCTATGAACAGTTCTCCCTTGTCAACCTGGTGATGATTTCCCATTTTAGCTCCTGTTTTGTTAAAAACAGAACTTTTAGAGGGGTTGCTATCCCTTATCGCTATTTATTTTACCTCTTCAACATAAAATCCTCTCCTCACATCACTCAAATGACCATCTGCTGAGTAAAAGCGGATGTCTGACTCGTGGTTTGGGGAGAATTTCATGCCATTTTTCTTATTTAAATCTTTTTCATCCCATATTGGATAGACTTTTGACCCCATGGGAAGATTCCATATCTGATCATTTCCAGTTCTAAGATGAATCTCAAATGGTTTTCCATTTTTTGACTCAATATTCAAGTACTCTACATCTATTTCATGAATAAAATTGGGTAATTCGAAGTTTGGTAACTCTACTTTCTGCCAAACTTCAAATCTTGTTAGATTATTTTCAGTCTCATGAGTACCGATCATCGCACTAAATGGTATCCAACGCCCATTTTCGCGTTTATAGTCAATACTAAAATGATCTCCCTCTAAGTATTCACACCAAAAATACCCAGGGGAGACATATTTGTGAAGAATCATATCTTCAGTATGTAATTCTGGGTCAAGGTATTGTTTTTTAGCACCAATACCTTGACCAAATAAGTTGTAGATGGGTCTTATAATATAATGACCTTTTCTTTTTATTGATACACAAGCAGGTCCACATTCATAACCAAAGCGCATTGCGACTTCAAGTTTATTGAATACCCAACGATATTGTGGGTACGCTTCCCATGCCTGTGTATCATCATCAATCATCAACCCTTACCTTGTCCGCGATACTTTTTTCTAGCTTTATTGCGAGAAGACGCTGCATACTTAGTATGAGAACCTGCTCCTTGACGAGTTTTCTTGGGCGCACCTTCTACATAACCGCCACCCTTACGCATAGCCATAATTAATACCTCTTAGTAATTTTAGTTTTAAGATCTTCAGGTCTTGGAGAACCTGTCTGATAAAACTCTATCGACAGGTCCTCCATAATATCGAAATATTCCTCCTCTGTCAAGTTGGAATGTAGTTTTTCCCCCTTACAATAGATACTGTAAGTTTCGCCAGCCATATCAAATCACTCTTGTCTTTTCGTGACCGACTCTAATACGAGGATCGCACCAGATTTCAAATCCTGCCTCTTTTGCATCCAGGCAGAATGATACATCTTCTCCACACATATCTTGTACTGCACCAGACTCAAAAACTTGCATCTTAGGGGCAAACCAGGGATACTTCATATCCTCATGTTCAAAAACACCGTGCTTAATCATTAACCATCCAAATCCTGCATAGTCAACAGTAAATGGTTTACGACGCTTTGAAATGCTCTCAAGTGTTTCATGATTCATGACTCCACCATTATTTGAGAAGTCTTCCTCATCTAACCAGTGTGCAACAGAAGTCGTCCGCCCGTCTTCGGTACAATACCATCCACTGGCAATGTCTTTGTCCATCAGAACTAACTGATAAAACTTTTCAGTATTAAAAACAATATCACTATCAATCCATAATTGATAATCATATTTTAATTTGCCGTCCCAGGGAATTTGATCTGGTCCTCGCAGTACATTAGCTCCAAGACACTTGCATCTTGCAAAGTTTACCATGGAAGAATAATCCTGCGAAATCTGGATGCTTGCTCCCACTTGTACAAGGTCAAAACAGAGTTGTACAAAATTCTTTAAGTAAGTGTAAGAGACTCCACGTCCAGGAAGACAGAAAACGATTGCCTTCCCTTTGATCATCTCTTTTGCCTTCTCATAATCCCATTCTTCTGTGGATTGTGAGGCGGATGGGGGTTTTGCTTTTACGGTAAATCCTTTAGCCATAATAGAGTGTAATTACTTCATTATCATACAGTACTATCTATGTGATGTCAATCTTCCTTGATTTCAGTTATCACTATACAATCTCCCTCAACTTCCATGTTTACTGTGGTGCCCTCATACCATCCAAAATCATTTAGGACCCACTCAGGAATATTAATATAATACTCACCAGTCACTGTATCGACCTCTACAGTCGTAAAATTTTCCTCCGGATTTTTTTGCATTTCTGTGTTTTCGTTCATTGATTTTATATATGTACTTTAAGAATTTAGAGGTCGATCGTAACACTTTGTAGGTTAGGGTAGTTAGGGGTTTTTATATACACGGCGGCGCCCCCGCCCGGGCGGGCACGGCGGGGCACTGCTGATTCACGAACGCATGGGGGGTCAGTGACCCTGCCGCTTAAAGGCATAACCGCTCACGGGGCAGCGGGTGGGGCGGCGATAGCGTTCGGCGTCGCGGTAGAGACCTGCTAGGTCAACGGCAGACCAGCGGGACACCTTACCCTCATAAGACGGTTGGGTGTCGTCGGCACGGAGAGGCACCCACTCCATGACGCGGGTGGACAGGTTAGAGGTGGAGACGTAACGCATGGGGTTCGGTCGGTTGCTTGAGTATTGTAGCACGGATCAGGCAAGGGCAAAGCGGTTGACCCACTCTCCCACGCTTCCACCTGAAAGAAGGCGGAGCATGTCGCGGCGGCGGACGTTGTGAGTGCTGAGATGCCCCGAACGCCAGAAGATCGTTACGTTGCCTTTACGGGGTCGGATCCGCATTTCCTCTACGGCGCTGCTAGGGACGTTGCGCCAGATCAGAACGGTGTTGAGAGGGTTGCCCATAGGGTTCGGTCGGTTGCTTTGGTATTGTAGCACGGATCAGGCGACGGCAAGGCGGCGGACCTGCCGCTCAATCTGCCTCAGGGCATTGC